AGTGCAAGCGACACCATGAACGTTCTTGTAAGCGGCCTAGACGCGAATTACGACCAGATCAGTGAGACAGTAACCCTTACAGGAACCAGCGCCGTAACGCTCTCCACGCAGTTCTATCGCATCAATTCAGCAGTCATACTGGCTGGGAATAATGTGGGGAATATCACCATTGCCAATGGGGGTGTGACCTATGCCTTTATTGAGGCAGAGATTGGTACGACACAAGCCTGCCTTTACACGGTGCCCAATGGTTATGATCTTTACCTATTCCGAATCACTGCCAACTCAGCAACCGCTACAGGTTCGCAGTACCTGACTATTCGCAACGCTTTGAGAACCAGCACTGGTAGATGGTTGAAGGTAGCAGAAGCCACGTTTGCCGAGAGCCAAGTAAACTATGACCGGCAGATCCCCTTTAAAATCGCAGAGAAGACAGATTTTCAGTTTGAAGCAAAGTCTAGCGCCAGCACCAATCAAATCGCCATCTTTGTCGAAGCCGTGTTGGTTAAACAGCACGAAGGTCAGTAGAATCAAACACCCACAAACGGAGAATCACATGATCACGATTGATGACATTGAATACACTGAAGAAGACCTGAGTGAAGACGCGAAGATCAGGGCAGGCCGGATCGCTAAACTACGAGCAGAGATTGTTGAGCTAATCTTGCGCCAGCAGGAAGCCGAGCAGTCCATCAGGTTCCACGCCCAGCAGATCAAGGCTGAGATGGAACCCGAAGAAGCTGAGTAATTGTTCCCCGTGGAACATTAAGCCAAGTTGGTGGGAGCGGGCCACGATGTTCGCTTCACCAGCAGATGTATTTTGTAGCGCGTCACGCCTAGTTCGTCTGCTATCCACCGAGTCGATTTGCCACCCCTCTGCCACTCCCATATCTGGCGCTTCGTGGCTTCACTGAATGGGGCGCTGACGTTAGCCAACCGATAGTCCAAGTATTGCCTTTGCAGCTTTTCCTGCGCCTTGATAGCACGATAAAACATGTCTACCGGCGCTCCTTGAAGCTCGTATGTCTTGCGTGGCACTTCTTGCATCGTCGCTGACTTCCCTTTGTCATTTCCGCAACCGGAAAAAGGTTCTTACAGTTCAGGCAGACATTCAAGTCCCGTGGGACATTGGATGGCAACTGCTGGATCTCACCACCGTTTGCCAAGAATTCTTTGAGTGCGTCGTTCATCGTCTGCCCTCCGCTTGAACCACTAGGTAACCCAGAGTCCCCAGTAGGGTTTTCATCGGATACTTTGGGCCAAGTTCCGCGATGGTCTTATCAACCAGTTGCTCAATCCACAAGGGAAATCCATCAGGTTCTTTTACCTGTTTGCCGTTGTACTCGACGCCCATTTTATGTTCCAGCAGTCGCGTGGCGATCATCTCGTTCTCGCTGGTCGTGTTGGTCTTGCCCTCTCCCTCTGTCTTGTTATTCGACAAGGCGTTTAATTTAGCGCGGATCTGCTTAGGCGATGGAAAGTTGTCGATTTCTTCGGTCAGCATCCCAAGAGCTTCTTGGAACAGTGCCGGTGATTCCCGACTGAACGCTTGGTAATGCACCTTGCCCAGTTCCCCCCAGTCCCTCTTTTTGAACGGATGCAGGGCAAACCATTGCTCGTACATCGCTGTGAATTCGTTCTTATCCATATTTCTCCCCTGATTGATAGGATATTACGAGGCGTGAAATATCCTGTTTAATGCGGCAGTTGATCGCTTTAGCGGTGAATGTCGCGGGCCGCGAACAAACGACCTGTTTCTCATGCCCTAACGGGGGGCTGACGCTGCCGCTCGCCTGCCCGAATCACCCGCTTGGCAATACTACATCAAAATGGAATATCGTCTGCGAAATCGTCCTGTGTTGCAGCAGAGGGTGGGGTGTGGTTTTGCTGTGGACTAGCTGCGCGAGCCTTGCTTGGGTCTGGCTTCCAGACTTCAGCGTACCACTTGCCAGATTTGCCCTCTTTGACTTCGGTGTTAATCCATTCATCCGTCTGACTTTGCAGCCACTGAATCGCTTCTTCGCGCTTGATGCTCATCCCAAACTTGACCCAGTCTGGCGCGTTTTCTTTCTTTGGCTTGACGTACAAGCCTTTTGCAAATTCTTTCTCTGTCATACGAACCTCAAAATTATGGTGGTGAGTGCGGCTGTTCCTGCCGCGATTGCTGCGATCAGTGTGATCGTGCTTGAATCAAGCTGAGATAAGCCCTCTGTGGGCGTTATTTCGACGCTCTCTGGCGTTTTCTCCACGAGGGAGGGTGATTGTATAGGGTCAGGCGCTTCCGTCTCTATCTCGACCTGATTAGCGACCACGACTGTGTACTTTCGCCGGTCGGTTTCTGTTCGTACAGCAAAGCCTCTGGATCTGAGGTTGTCCAATGCCTTCCTGACTTGCTTCGGTTTGATCTCTGAACCCCTAGCTTTCAGGTGCTTGTGAATCGACGTGTAGGCCAGTGGCCCGTGTTCTTCCAGCACGTCGTAGATTTCTCTTTGGAATCCGTGGGTTGGTTTCATGTTTCACAACTCCTTTTTGCGAATGTTTTGATTTTGCTTGGCAGTTTCGCCATAAGGTAGACGTACATGTCGCCATTCTGTTTCACTTCCGTCCATAATTGCTTGGCGGACATTTGGTCTTCCATCTCAAACGCTGCGGTCAACTGGGACACATATTGGCTGAACACTTCTTGATCAACCGTTATCCCTTCCTGCTCAACCACCGTTGCTGCGACAGACGCTGATCGCTTGGCGACACGCTTGTCGTACTCCTCTGGGGACATCAGGTTGCCGCCCAAATACAGGTAGCGAGCCACCCCAAAGGACACAGCCGCACGTTTGAAAGCGTCGGAGAACTGACCCTTTTCGCCTTCGATAGAGGTTCTCGCCAGCACCGTCGCTTTTGGCTATCCACTCGTCGCCCATCTTAATGGAGAGGGTGCAGCAACAGTTGCCAGATACTTCGCTGTAGTGAGTTTGCCAACACTCTGGCCCCACCACTTCATCGAGACGCGCCATGACCTGCCTTGCGTCAACGTAAGACAGCATCTTGCCTGCTGGCCCTTTGCGCGACTTGACCTGATCAGTAGGCCAAGGGCGCTTGAGCAAGCGCATTATTTCATCAGGAGTTCGTTTTGATTCCATCCATCAGATCCTTCAGTTGGGTTTGCATGTACTGAAAACGTTCTAGCGAGTTCAGTGGTAAGTCGCAGTCGCGGATGTTGTCCACAACCTGCGAGATTGGTTTGGCGACCAGTTCATCGTCTGGCCCCAAGAAGTCTTCAAACATTTCAGATTTGACTCTACCCATTCGGCACCTCCACGATGCAGGCAATCTGATAGCCAAGAGCGTAGATGAACCACTGGCCGGATTCGTTGCCGTCTTTGATGTCGGCAGGGACATACCTGTCGTCTTCATACTTGGCAATCGTCCAGTGTAGGTTGTCTTCCCACCACTTCTGGGTTTCAGCCATTTCAGCGCGGGACTCGTCAATGATGCCGTTCTCGAAGCCTTGGCACTCAGTCATGCCGTAAAATGTGAGCTTGAAGCTGACATCGTTGTTCTTTGGTTCGCCCAGATCGCAGGCTGGGCAGACAAGGAAGGCGTGGCCGTCATCGTGCAAATCACGCAGTTCGGTTTTGCAGTTCGGGCAAAGGTCAGCATCACCCCACATCTCTTGGAATCGTGGGTCAGATTCAATTGGTCGGTCAGGTACGATCATGATTCCCCCTTTGCGGTTGCTAGAGATGCAGTTTGCGGGTAGTTCTTAACCAGATGTTCTGTCAAAGCTGGATCAAACCGCTTTGCTTGACTGAATAGTTTTTTGGCGGCGCTCTGCGCGTGGCCTTTTGAGCCACTCCAATGCACCCCGTCTAGTCCTTCAGCTAGTACCTGTATTTCTTGCGAGGTGAGCTGTAACATTTCCGATCTGCGAGATGGTCTGTAAGTCATGCGTCTTCTCCGTTGTTGTTCGCCCATAATACACCCACGGTTTACCAATGCAAACCTTTTTTGTATTTAGATCTTGCAAACTGCCGGTGTATCTGTATTGTGGACGAGATGGAAACAGAAGCATTCAAAAAAGTCGTCGAGATTGTCGGGTCAAAGGCTGAGATCGCCAGACAGTGCGGTGTCACTGGTCAGCACATCCAAAAATGGAAAAGCAGGGTTCCTGCGATCCATGTGGTAAAGTTGGAAAAGTTGACTGGGGGAGTGGTTCGACGTGAAGAATTGCGACCTGATGTTTTCTACGACTAGCGGTCAGTCCCTCCTTCCTCTCCTCCTCCCCCGTTGTTGTGAGGGGCTGGCCCTTTTTTTACGGTATGTCCTGCACCGAAAGCAGCAGAGGCCCGACAGGGTGCCGGTGGTTAACCGGTTGGACGAAATGACCAGAAGACAATTTGACAGAAGCTGGGCGCATTAGTGGGAGCGCCAAACTGAACACTCGTTAATGGTGACAAAACTCTCCCCCTCTATTTTTAGATAGACAGGGGAGTGGGTCGGGTCTGGGTCAGCCTCCATATACAGGGAAATGATCGAGTGGAAATACAGTCTGTCGATATGAATTTTGTTAGTGGGTCACCAAACCCCACTAAATGTCACGACGTGGGAGAGAGAAAATGGATCGAATGGATCAAATACTGACGAGGCTTAGTGAGCGAATTAATGAGTGGGAGGGGGCGAGTCGGGAAGCTATTGAGGCGGAGACTAATTTCAAGTCTTTTGAAGCGATGCAGCAGAAGGCGCACATGGATGCAGGCAGCAGCGCGGCTAAAGCACAAACAGAAACAAGATCAACGGGAGAGTGGGCCAGCCACTATCGAGCAGTCCAACAAGCCAGCTTGATGGCTGAGAAGCTGAAGAAGCAGATCATGCTCGGACAGTTGATGTTCGATGCAGAGCGCACGAAGCAGGCTAACCAACGTCGGATTGTCTGATGGCGAAAGAAACCTACAAGCGCAACACTTCGCGCCAAGGCATTGAAGACGTTACAAAAACTTGCCAGAATCAGCGCGGCTGATGGTTCGGGATTCGCTGCTTGCGTTTCATGCGGAAAGATTCAGCACTACAAAGAGATGGATGGCGGTCACTTCATACCGAAGGGGTCATCGTCCAGATGGGCGCTAGAGGAACAGAACGTTCACCCACAGTGCCGAGGCTGTAACGGGTTCGGGATGAAACACGGCAGCGCAGAGGCGCAATATACGATCTGGATGATTGACTGGTATGGCAAAGACGCAGTGGAGCACATGCTGGCAACGAAGAAAGACCCGATAAAATTCTACGCGGCAGACTACCGCGAAATGATTGCCGACTGGGAAGAACAGATAAAAGCGCACGAGCGTCGGGTGGGTGAGCGCAGATGAGATCACCACGCGCTGTGGCTGCTGACATGGTCAAAGCTATGGACGCTGCGATGAAGCAAGTTTGGGACGCTGAAAACAAAAAAGAATCTGATGAGGGACTGAAAAGGCAGGTGTTCGCGCACGTCTGCAATAACTACGCAAGGCGTGGGGGATTACATGGCAAGACCGAAGCTACCGACTGATCACGAAGTGTTTGCGACTGAATTCTCGTCAATCGGCGCTCAGGGGATGGCGACTCGGTACGAGGTGGGGATCAGGAACGTATTCCATCGACGGCGCAGAGCGGAGGAGGCGCTTGGTCGAAGCATCTCAGTCCCTGCTCATCTGTCGAGAGACAAAACGCCAAGGCCATCAGTTCGTCAGGTTCTTAGGGTGGAAAAGGATCTGACCATTCTGGTCGGGTCGGACGCGCACTATGAAATCAACACCGTAACGACTGCCCATCTTGCCTTCGTTGAACTGGCCAAACAGCTTCAGCCTGATGTTATTGTCTTGAATGGCGATCTGTTGGATGGCGCAAGCATTAGCCGACACGCTCCGTTAGGGTGGGAGGAGAGGCCGACAGTGCAGGATGAGTTGAACGCTGTCCACAAACGGCTGGAAGAAATCGAGAAGGCTTCGCCCAGTTCAAAACGCTACTGGGTGATGGGTAACCACGACTCTCGGTTTGACATGAAGCTGGCTGACGCTCTGCCACAGTACAAAGGCGTGACAGGATTTAGCCTGCGGGAGCAGTTCCCAGCGTGGATATTCTCCACAAGCCTGTGGGTTGAAGGTGCAGAGCGACCAATCATGATCCGGCACAAGCCAATCGGCGCAGGTATCACTGGGGGCCACAGAACAACGTTGATGTCTGGAACGCATACTGTCTCAGGCCACACCCATCACCAAGAAGCCAAGCCGTTCAGCGACTACACCGGCACGAGGCTGGGCATTCAACTGGGCACGATGGCAGAACCTAACCAACCCACGTTTGATTACGCAGAGGACTCGCCCAAGAACTGGTCTTCAGGGTTCGCGGTGCTGTCGATCAAGAACAACTTTCTGTTGCAGCCTGAGTTCGTGCGGGTTCATGGCCGACACAAAGCTGGTGAGTACGAGTGGCGCGGGGACATTCATCGGGTAGACTTTGAATGATGAAAGAGATCGACGCGACCGAGTACATCATCGCAAACCAACTGAACTACCTTAGTGGGAGGGTGGTTCAGCTAGTCACTGAATACGGGGTGACAAAAGACATCCAAGTTCTTGAGGAAGCCTGTCGGGATCTTGCTACACTCGTGCAACGTGAACGCTTCATCGAGGAGAGGTTTGGTGCCGACGATAGTGATTGAAGACATGGACAACAACTCGCAGGTCACGATAATCATCTCGGATCTGTACGAGGAAGGCCCAGAACCCAATCCCCCAGCAGAGAAGCCGGAAGATCAGGCGAGAGAGAACGTCTGGCTGGTTAGCAAGCAGGCCGAAGGTTGAGGAAGTCCCCGTGGACACCATCACAGACCGATTGGATGTACACGGCTTCTTCGTGCAGCGCGTCCTGATAGTCTGTTTCTGATACACAAGAGATCAGAACAACCAGCAAAAGGGCGAGTGGGTAACGTAGTTTCATGTGATCCCCTAAATGTCTTGCCGCACAATGTGCGTGGTGTGGTATTCGTTCAAGGCGTTACTCAAACTATTATCGAGCGTGTCAGAGCCAGCGGCAGAGCACCACGTTACGAGAAACTCTTTCATGGTTTCTTCAGTGCCGAGTTCGTCCATGTAGGCGCGGACGACCTTGGGGTCAACATCAATCGTGAAGTCTATTCGTACTTTCATTGCTATCCCCTTGGGCCGCTTACGCGGCCTGTTCCTTCGTGATGATTTCGGCTTTTGTGGGTCGCTTGAAAAACCCAAACTTTGTGTCTCTATCTGACGCTGCGACTGTGGCGGTAAAAGTGATTCGGCTTTCACGCTCTGCATCTTGGAGGGAAGAAGGCACTGAACCCCACACCCGAAACCCTCGATCATCTTGTACCAGCATTTTGAGAACGTCACCGAAATGCGATGACTGCCATTTGAACGCTAACACGATGCCAGTGATAACAATGCGTCCCTCTGGTGCGTCCTCTCCATCTTCATGGGCAGCGTCACGCTTTGCACGTTCATCTTCCGCCTGCTCTTGGGCATACTTTTGCAACCTGACCAGATCACCAATCAGCTTTTCTTCGATTGCATCACAGATGTCTTTGGGGCATTTCGAGATGGTCAGGAAGCGCATTGGCTTGCCCTGTAATCCATATCGGCCCTTGTCATTGAACTCCCTAGACTGATGAATGCAGACGATCTGACGGGTCACCGCTGGTAACTTCTGCCACTGCGACATGAATTTGTCGGCGCGATCTACAGGCACCTTAAACTGGGTCTCACCCGTGAAGCCGCCCCGAGTGATGCTTTCGCGCTCTTTTGGAAACGGTAGATACTGACCCGCGAGATATTCGCCTTCAAACTCGCTGTCTCCCTCCCACCAATTCCAAACGTAACCGTCGCAAGGCGCGTGTAACCGACCAGACTTCTCAGAATACACTGGCTCCAAATCTTCGTTGTATTCCGCCGCCATACGCTTGATGCGAGTGTCATACGCCTTCACGCCGCGCTGACGAGCAACCTCGTATTCGTCAATGCGATTTTCCAACCAGTTCCAAAAATTACCCATCATCATTCTCCGTTGCTGATGGCATCATTGTACACCAAAGGTTTACACACACAACAGGGGAGAGGGCGAAATAGTTGCCTTTTTTGTAAAAAAGTTGGGTATAATCGCCAACTAGCACAGAATCAGCCTCAAAACAAGGATCGCAAATGGCTTTATTGCAACGATTTGCATACCTAGACAGCGGAACGCTTGGAAAGCTAAGTATCGGCGACTGGTCATGCTTCACCATTGAACGACCTTGGAAAAACAACGAGCCAAACGTGTCTTGCATCCCAGAGGGGGTGTACGCCTGCCAACCATTCAGCGGGACGCGGTTCCAAGACGTTATTCAGTTGATGGATGTGCCGGATCGCAGTTATATCCTGATTCATACGGCCAACTGGCCCCACGACGTGGAGGGATGTATCGGCGTTGGTGATCGGTTCGTCTCAGATGCGCTGGAACCTGCTGTGTACAACTCCAAGAAGACGCTGGCCGCGCTGATGGACATATTCAACGGACACGAAGAACGAATGACCCTGAAAGTGACGGGTGTGAGGGCTGAAGTATGAAGTGGGACGCGATCAAGGGATTAGTGGGCGCAGTAGCACCGACCATAGGAAGTGCCATAGGAGGCCCAGTAGGGGCCGGAGCGGGGAAAATACTGGCGCAGGTACTTGGGGTACCGGCAGAGCCACAAGCCGTTCAGAAGGCTCTGAGCGAAGCCTCACCGGAACAATTAGCAGAGATCAAGAAAGCTGACTTGGCCTATAAGACCCGTTTGGCAGAGCTTGAAGTAGACATCTTCGAGCTTGAGACGGCAGATATTCAGGACGCAAGGAAGAACGGCGACTGGACACCAAAGGTTCTGGCGTTATTGGCGTTTCTGTTCTTCGGTGGGTACGTCACCCTCGTTACGGTTCAGCCGCCAGACGCCAATTCAGAAGCAGTGATTAACCTTGTCCTTGGTTATCTGGGAGGGGTGGTATCAGCGGTGGTGTCGTTCTACTTCGGTGCAAGCCACAAGGCTGACAAGTAATGGCTGAGACAGCGAAGCGAAAGAATCCCGAAATCTGGGAGAGGGCTAAGGCCAAGGCCAAGCGTAAGATGGGCGGCAAATGGTCTGGCAGGGCTGCACAACTCGCTGTTAACTACTACAAGCAGATGGGCGGCAAGTACGAAGGCAAGAAGAAAGAGACATCACTGAGCCGCTGGACGGATCAAGACTGGGACTATGTGGGCGAGAAAGGTCAGGGCCGGTATCTGCCGAAAGGTGCGCGGGATTCTCTCACGTCTGGGCAGAAGGCAGCAGGATCAAGAGCCAAGAACAAAGCCTCGAAAGGGGGCAAAGGCAAGGCTTCGTACACTGAGGCAGAACGCAAAGCGGTTAGGCGAGCAACAAAGAAATGAGCAGACCCTTGATTGAAATAGACTGGGATCAAGTCGATAGGATGTGTGAATACCACTGCACCGGAGAGGAGCAGGCAGGCATCCTTGGCATTGACTATGACACCCTGAACGCAGCCTGCAAGAGAGAGCGCGGGGTTGGTTTTTCGGATTATTTCAAGCAAAAGGCGAGTGGGGGCAAGATGAGCCTCAGACGTAGGCAATTCACCGCCGCTATGGACGGCAATTCGACAATGCTTGTGTGGCTAGGGAAGAACTGGTTGGGGCAAGCAGATCAGCCAGAGACAGAGGCCCAAGACCTACCGCCAATCGTTATCGAAAGGGCTGATGCGGCCTAACTAAGCCACAGGATGACATATTCTTCAGTGACTCACGCTTCAGGGCTGTAGTCGCTGGTAGACGCTTTGGCAAAACGTTCTTGTCAACTTACGAGTTGATTCGCGCAGCATTGGGCGGCAAGGATCGGAACTGCTGGTATGTGGCTCCGACGTACAAGGCAGCCAAAGAGATCGCGTGGTCATTCCTGACTGACTCGCTCCCAGATGGGTATGTCAGCAAGCGGAACGAGACGGCGCTATCACTAACCCTGAAGAACGGTTCGACCATATCGCTCAAGGGAGCAGAGAAGCCAGACAACCTGAGAGGGAGGGCGCTGGACTTTGCGGTGTTAGATGAGTTCGCAGACATGCGGCCAGAGGCTTGGTACGAGGTCATTCGTCCATCGTTGTCCGATAGGTTAGGCTCTGCGTTATTCATTGGCACACCTAAAGGGCGGAACCATTTCTACGACATTTGGACGCGAGGCGCGGATGCAGAGGAGGGCTGGGAAGCCTTTCAGTACACGACCATCGAGGGCGGCAATGTTGAGGCGGCAGAGATCGAGGCAGCGCGGAATGACCTAGACGAAAGAACGTTTCAGCAAGAGTACGAAGCTCGGTTCGTTAACTATCAAGGCATCATTTACTACGCATTCAGCAGAGAGGAGAGCGTCGAGAAGGGTGCTATCGGTGATGATCTACACATTGGGATGGACTTCAACCTCGACCCAATGAGCGCAGCGGTATCGGTCAGGGATGGCGATACAATCCGCATCGTGGACGAGATCGTGATCTACGGCTCAAACACCGACGAGATGGTTGACGAGATCCGGCAGAGGTATGGGGACAGACGCATAACGATCTACCCAGACCCAGCAAGCAAGCAAAGAAAGACCAGCGCGGGAGGGAGGACAGACCTTTCAATCCTTCAGAACGCAGGGTTCACAGTGAAGGTGCGAAACAGTCACCCCGCAATCAGAGACAGAATCAACAGCGTCAACAGTAGGCTCCGGTCTACCACTGGCGCTCGGAAGCTGTTTGTCGATCCCAAGTGTAAGCAGACCATCGCTTCGCTTGAACGACAGACCTATAAAGAAGGGACGAGCCAACCCAACAAGGACGATGGCTACGATCACATGAATGACGCACTGGGGTATCTGGTTGAATACCTGTACCCAATCAGGAAACAAAGAGAGATCGAACAACCAGTGAGGTGGACATAGTGGCCAGCAATATCGAATATCAGCATCCAGATTACGATGCCAATGAGAACAGGTGGGAGCTATATGTTCGCTCATACCTTGGGGGCGAGGAGTATCAGGCAGGCAACTACCTGACCGGCTATCAGAACGAGTCGGAGAACGAATACGCTCGGCGCATCAATCTGACCCCGATTGATAACCACTGCCGCAACGTTGTCCACATCTACAGTTCGTTCTTGTGGCGCACTCCCCCAGTTCGGGTGTTCAACTCGCTGGCAGGCAATCCGGCACTCGATGCTGCACTGAAAGATGCTGACCTTGATGGCGCGAGCATGAATAGTTTCATGAAGCAGGCTCAGGTGTGGTCATCAGTTTACGGGCACGTCTGGATTCTTGTTGATAAGCCAGAGTCCAACGCACAGACACGAGCCGAAGAGCTAGATCAAGACATCCGGCCCTACCTGTCGCTGTTTACCCCTGAGAACGTATTTGATTGGAAGTGGGAGCGCACACCATCAGGCAGATTCGAGCTTACCTACTTGAAGCTGCGTGAAGCTGTAGATCGTGAGAACGCCACAACGAAGGTGAGTTATTACCGCATCTGGCGCAAGGACACGATCCAACAGTGGAAGTCTGACGGCGACAAAGAGCAGATGATCAGCGAGATCGACAACCCACTGGGCAAGATTCCAGCGGTGTACCTGCCAGCACAGCGCAGCGTGACCCGTGGCGTGGGGGTGAGCGACCTGTCGGACATCGCCTATATGCAAAAGGCAATCTATTCGGAACTGTCTGAGATCGAGCAGCTAATCCGCATCAGCAACCACCCCTCACTTGTGAAGACTTACGACACAGATGCGAGCGCGGGAGCGGGGGCAGTCATCAACGTACCTGATGACATGGACAACTCAGTGCAGCCGTACCTGTTGCAGCCTTCGGGTCAGAACATCAACAGCATTCGAGAGTCCATCAAGGACAAGGTCGAAGCTATCAACCGTATGGCTCAGATGGGCGCTGTACGGGGAACCGATGCCAAGACGATGTCAGGAATTGCCATGCAGACCGAGTTCCAGATGCTGAACGCCAAGCTGTCAGAGAAGGCCGATCTTCTGGAGTTAGCCGAAGAACACTTGTGGACGTATTTCTGCAACTGGTTGGACGTAACGCCAGACGTGGAGGTGTTCTATCCCGACAGCTTCGACATCCGTGATTACGACAAAGAACTGTTGTTCTTGCAGCAGATGAAATCCAGCGGCGTTAGGTCAATCACCCTAACCCAAGAGATCGACAAGCAAATCGCAGACCTTGTGCTGGATGATGACAAGCTGGCGCAGTCCCATGTAGAGATCGAAGGACAGACGCAGGTGCTAGGTCAATTCCCAGTGGAGACTGAGGCGTAGCGATGGCAGCAGCCGACGATTATTCAGAGTTCCTAGAGCGGCTGGCTGATTCGCACCAACAGCGGATCACGGGCTTCTTGCAGACCACAGAGAACGATCTGGCGAACTACTTACAGACCGCTCCGTCTACCGATGGGGCGATGTTTGATGTGGAGTGGGCCGTTAACGCTCGGACAGAGATGCGGCGGATTCTTGAAGAAGACTATCTGGCAGAAGTGCAAGACATGCTGGGCGACTACAGGGCCGTAGCAGCCGAGCAACTGGGAATGCTAAATACCTATGGGAAGTTCACCAGAGTCGCGCCAGAGGCCATTGCGGGCCTTCAGCAGCTATCTTTTCAAGGCTTCGAGGCGTTAGCCAACCAACAGCTAGACACGCTGGCGAATGGTGTCTATCAGTCGGCATTGACGGGCAGAAACAAGGACGAGTTCATCCAAGAGGTGAGAGGGCAGATCAATGGAATCTATCAAGCAAGCGATCAAGAAGAGATTCGTCAGTTGGTGGAGGTGGCTAAAAACGCAACTGGAGCCGCGCAACAGGCAGCGGTTGATCGACTCCACAGTGTTTATGCTTCAGACCGCCTTGGTAATAATCTTCGGCGTTATGCGACAGGTTATGCAACGGATTCGCTCAATCAGTATTCGGCGACGTTAACAGTCACCACTGCCAACGAGCAGGGAATCGACACGTTTGAATACTACGGCGACGTGATACGAGACAGCCGTGAGTTCTGCAAGAAGCACGTCGGCAAGGAATACACCACCGACGAAATCAAGAAGATATGGGAAGGGAGTTGGGCAGGCAAAGCTGCTGGAAACCCTTTCATCGTCAGGGGTGGCTACAACTGCCGCCATCAATGGTTACCGATAGTCGAGCCAGCAGGCACTGGGGATGATCCAGAGGAGCCGCCACAAGAGATACCGACAGAGCGAGCCATTCCGATCAGAACTAGGGCGGCTGTCAACGCCGAAATCACTGAGCAAGCAGAAAGGGCTGCAATCGACCCAAGATATCCAAAGCTAGACAACGGCAATGCCGCTCTTCGATATAGACCTTCAGGCGTTAGAAAAAACGCGATGGAGAAGGCGAGGGAGGGATTAGGCAAGTCTCAGCTACCGGCAAAAATAGCAGATGACACGGCGTCCTTGGCGCAAGAGGCGTTTGAAACAGGCAACAGCATCGCGACCAAATACAAACTGCCACAGCTACGGGGGATAAGAAGCACAAAGAGCAGAGGGGCGACGATGGCGATGGGTGACGGCGTTTTGGAGGTAAACGTCCCGTTTCTTGATGCTAAAGCGATACAGATAACCGGATTGGGGCAAGAAGCCGCTGAGAAGTTGGCAAAAGACAAAGTCCGACTGGAAGCAATGAAAGCAGAACTAGCGTTGGAGCGTGATGCTTTGACGAATCTAGACCGATCTGCTGATCCGCAAGGTTACACCAACGCTGTCCGTGACTTTAACAAGAAGATCGATTCGGTTAACCGGCTAAGTACAGAGATAGCAAAAGCCGACGCATTCTCATTGAAAGCAGCCTCAACATGGAGGGTGGGAGATGACTTGAAAGATCGACCCTTCGGGGCCAGCGACTACTTTGAAGACCCCTTGGAGCAAGTCAAAAGCATAGTCACGCACGAAATGGGTCACCATATTCATCAGCAGTATGGTGTCAAATCGAAAAGCGACTACTTTGACCCGCCAATAGAGAGAGCCATAAAGCTGCTATACAGAAAGCGAAGTCGAGTTTCACCGAGCAGATATGCTGATACAGATTCGATGGAGTGGTTTGCCGAATCCTTTTCTCTTTACGAGGCTGACAGGAAAGACCTGATCGACCCAAGGCTGACCAAGCTGATCGATTTGCTAAAAGATCAAACACCAGTAGACGAAATTCAACGAATAGTAGGCGAGCTATGAGTAAGCAGCTTGATGATGCCCTTGAAATACTGTCGGCACGACCCCTGCCAGACGATGCAGAAGAGCGGATCGAAGACTTGATGGATGAAGCGCCAGAAGACGAGAGGTTTGAATTCCAGATGATTTTTGAAGGGTTGGAATTGATAACGCGAGAATTGACACCTGAAGAGCTGGAGCAAGAAGCATGAGCAAAGAGTTAGATCGAGCCAAGAATCTGGTCGCTAGACGGCCAATACCACCCGCGATTCGTGAACTGCTGGAGCCATTGGCAGCGGCTGCACCAGAGGACGAGAAGCTGGAATTTGATGACCTGTATGGAATCGTGAACGTGCTGCTGCCACTACCCAAGAAGAAGCGAGGAAAGAAAGATGCCAAAGATGAACCCGAGCAAGTACGGCAAGAGCCTGAAGCAGATCGGCAAGAAGAAGAAAAAGAAGGCTAAAAAATAACCCGCTGGCTGTTGACATTTCTCAAAAGCTGGTATACTCCCACCCACTCGAAAGAGGTTCGCACATGAGCGATGAAGTCATGGTTGAAAGCACTGATACTGAACCAGTGCAAGATACGGAAGTTCAGGAAAGCAAGACGTTTACCCAAGAGGAGCTTGATCGCATTGTTGCTGATCGAATCCAAAGGGAGAGGCGCAAGCTAGACAAGAAGCTGGAAGGCATCGACATCGAGGAAGCTCGTCAACTCATGCTTGAGCGTGAACAGGCGAACATAGAACGCCAAAAGGAAAAAGGCGAGTTCGAGTCGGTACTAAAGCAGACTGTCGAGAAGAAGGATCTGGAGATTGCCGCCATGCGGATGGCGTTGGAAACCACCAAAATCGACGGTGCGTTACTAACAGCAGCAAGCAGGCACAACGCTGTAGATTCTGAGCAGGTATCGCAACTGCTGCGTAATCGTGTAAAACTCTCCGACGATGGTTCGGTTGAAGTATTAGACGACAACGGCGCGGTAAGATACAACGACAAAGCCGACCCCCTCTCTGTTGATGAGTTGGTGGGTGACTTTCTTACGGCTAACCCGCATTTCGTCAGAGCCTCCCAAGGTGGCGCTGGCACACAGGGGATGGCTGGTGGCTCCACGCAGAAGCCTATATCTGTGGCTGACATGGTTCAAAACTGGAACGACGGAGGGCGAGAAGCCTTTCATGCGTTAAAGAAGAAGACCAAATAAACCACTTTATATAGGACTACTAATATGGCTGCTTCAACTAGCACAACCCTTGACGACCTGTTTGCGAATATCATCGCTCAGGCACGATTCACCGCTGAAGAAGAATCCCTGATGATGGGATTGGTTACTCAGTACAACATCGGCGACGAAGCTGGTAAGACGATTCAGGTGCCTAAGTACCCTGCGATCACTGCCGCTGCCTTGACCGAAGGCACCGACATGAGCAGCACGACTGTCTCTACTTCTTCCGTCTCAATCACCGTTGGTGAGGTGGGCGCACAAGTAGTATTGACTGACTTGGCTGCAATGGGTGCTGGCAACCCTGCTGAAGAGTTGGGTACGGTACTGGGTAACGCTATCGCCACGAAGATGGACGTTGATCTGATCGCATTGTTCGACGGCTTCAGCACTTCTCTGGGCGCTGCCGCTCAAGAGATCACTGTTGCTGATCTGTTCAAAGCTGCTGCTACCTTGCGTAACAACAAGGCACAGGGCGAGATCTTCGCTGTTGTGAACCCTTTCCAAGCGTATCAACTGAAAGCAAACCTGACCAATACCTTCGCTAACCCCAACGGTGGTGACGCGCAGAACACGGCTATGGTTAACGCTTACGTTGGAACTATCGCTGGCATCGACGTTTACGAGTCTGCAAACGTAGCAGTAGACGGCAACGATGACGCGAAAGGCGCTGTCTTCTCACGCGAAGCCTTGGCTATCGCTATGAAGCGTGACTTCCAAATCGAAGCGCAACGTGACGCATCACTACGGGCCTTTGAGCTTAACGCCACCGCTATCTACGGTGTGGGTGAGCTTGACGATACCTACGGTGTTGAGATGCTGTTCGACGCAGCTATCTAAAGCGTTTGGATGGCCTCGCCCCTTCCTCTCCTTGGGGTGGGGCCGTCCCTTTTTTTGGAGGTTCTATTGGCTATCACATACCGTGGTGAACGGTTCGAGGGCTACAACAAGCCCAAGCGAACACCCAAGCATCCAGACAAGAGCCATGCAGTATTGGCAAAGCAGGGTGACAAGGTTCGTCTGATCCGTTTTGGCTTGCAGGGTGCAGAGAACAAGCCACCGAGAAAGGGTGAGAGTGAAGCGGACAAGGCCAAGCGTAGATCGTTCAAGGCCAGATTCGCCAAGCAGATAGCAGCAGGACGCAAAGACAAAACAGCATCAGCGGCCTATTGGTCAGATTTGGTCAAATGGTAGGGGCATAACATGGCATTTTCTCAAGACTCCGATCTGGTAGCCCTTGTCCCCGACATCTTGGACTTCGGCATCACATCATTCGCAACTGAACACGCGAAAGCACAGACCGATCTAACCCGTACTATCCGCAATGAATGGTGGTACAAGAAGCAGATACCGGGCGAGATGGTTCCGGCCTATCTGACAGATTCCCAGTGGACTCGCTGCAACGCCTATCTGGTGTTGTGGAAATACGCTCTCCCCCAGCTTACAAACTGGGTACAGGATGACCGATTCCTGAACATGATCACGTTCTACCAGCAGCGATACAACGAGGAGTTGGTTGCTGTCTTTGCTGACGGTGTCGAGTACGACGATGACAACAGCGGCACCATCGAAGATGACGAGCGCGGCATTGTGTCCTACGGACGGCTAACACGATGACTCTTGGCCTTCAGGTAACGATCAAGCCACGCGATCTTGCAAAGATCATGAAGCAAGAGGAGCGGGACGTTAAGCGCGGCATCGACAAGGCTATTGGTCGCGTCGGCTCTCTGGGCAAGCAGATCATCCTGAAGCGCACCAAAGTGGGCGAGGGTGTAGACGGGCCTTTCAAGGCGTACACGGCAGCGTATATGTCGAGGCTGAACCGTCAGGGTAAGCCAGACAGCCCTGTGGACTTGTTCAATACCGGCCAGATGCTTCGATCTATGCAGGTTCGACAGGCTAACAGCCGCACAGCAGAGATCTACTTCGACAACCCAGCAGCAGCAAAGAAAGCGGCATTCAACGACCAGACAAGGCCGTTTTTTGGGTTTAACGCAAAAGAAGAAGATCGCTTGGTCGCGTTGTTCCGTAGGGAGATCGACAAGTGAGTGTGAGAGAAAGCATCGCAGGCAACTTGGTTACAACGCTGCAAGCAGTGACCACGCCAACAGATATCAAGTTCGTGACCCGCGAACCGTTTGATTTTGACAAGTTAAGCAACGCGCAATACCCAGCGGTCTTGGTCAGAACAACAAACGAAAACAGGGAAGACGGAACCGTGGGCGGGAGCATCACCCAGCGGTTCGGCACGATTGATTACCAGCTTGTCTGCTATGTGAAAGGCACAGGCTTGGATCAAGCAAGGAATAACATCGTTGAGTCTATCGAAGAGAAACTTGACGAGGACAGATCACGCGGTGGTCACGCAATCGACACACAGATTGTCGGCGTGGAAACCGACGATGGCAGTATTACCCCGATTGGCGGGGTGATTTTAACGGTGCGAATTGAGTACCAATACACTAGAGGCACAACCTAAGAGGTGAAGCATGGCAACGACTAAAGGCTCAAGCGGCGTAGTCAAATTGGCGGTAAACGGCGGCAGTGTCGCTGCTATGGGTGAGGTTCGTAGCTTCACCTTGGATGAAACGGCGGACACGATAGAAGACAGTGTGATGGGCGATACCGCTCGCACATACTTGTCCTCTCTCACTTCTGCCACTCTCTCAATGGATGTTTACTGGGATGACGCAGATGCAGTCCAACTGGTAATGGATTCTGGAGCAGATCTTGATTGGGAACTGTACCCAACGGGAACCGGTTCCGGTGAGAAGTATTACACCGGCGGCGGAATCCTGACGAGTAAGTCATTGACTGCCTCGTTTGATGGTATGGTTGAAGGCAGTTTCGCTCTGCAAGTATCGGGAGCGGTTACCGAAGCCACTGCATAAAGGAATCCCCCAATGGGTTTAGCTAAAGATTTACGAAATAGAAGAAAATTGAATGCTCGAAAGATCGAGGTCGCGGCATGGGCTGATCCAGATGGACAGCCCTTTGCCATGTACTGCTTCCCGATTACTTGTTACGACATCAGCCAGCTTCAGAAGAAGCATCCCAAGTTCATGGAAAACACGACCATTTCGGCAATGATCGACCTGATTGTGATGAAAGCCAGCGACGAGGGTGGGGAGAGGTTGTTCACTGCGGCAGAAGACCGCATGGATCTGATGGGTGAAGAAACCAGCGTCATCTCTGGCATTGCCGAGCAGATGTTCGCCGAGATCGAATCCGTCGAGGATCAGGAAAAAAACTAAAGTCCGATCAGTTGAGGTTCAACCTAGTTGCTTTGGCTGATCGGTTACACATGAGCATCGCAGAGGCCGAGCAGATGTCGTTGTCAGAGTTCAACGAATGGCTCGCCTACTACAAGATAATGGGCGAGAAAGACGATGGCGAATAAAGATGTCCTGATTCAGATAAAGGCGATTGATAAAACCAAGCGTGCTTTCTCTGGTATCACTAAGGGTCTAAAAACAGTCGCTGGTGCCGCTCTAAACCTCAAGACAGCCTTTGTCGGCGTGGCTGGTGCCGCTGGTATAGGCTTGCTCATATCGCGCTCTCTGGACGCTACAGACGCTCTGGCGAAGACTGCGACCCGTATTGGTACAACCACAGAGGCGCTGAGTCGTTTGCACTTCGCTGCGGACATCAGTGGCGTATCGACTGAAACCCTGAACATGGCAATGCAGCGGTTCACTCGCAGAACTGCTGAAGCTGCCCGTGGTACAGGTGAAGCCAAAGACGCTATCCGCGAGCTTGGCCTGAATGCCAACGACCTTCTCCGTTTAGACCTAGACGAGCAGATGATTAAGCTGGCTGATGCCTTTGCCGACGTTCAGACGGACGCAGACAAAGTTCGACTAGCCATGAAGCTGTTTGATAGTGAGGGTGTGGCATTAGTCCAGACATTGGGCGCTGGCGCTGCTGGGTTGCGTGAGATGTTCAGCGAGGCTGAAGCACTTGGTGCCGTGATGTCTACTGACGCAGCCAAAGGCGTAGAAGATACCCAAGACGCTCTCACCCGACTGAAAGCAATTATTAACGGGATCGTGGCCCAGTTTACAGCAGCGTTTGCCCCTGTTCTTGAGACAGTAGTAACGCACCTCAAAGACCTAGTCATTGAGTCGGCAAATGCCGCTGGTGGATTCAAGGCTCTTGCTAGCCAAATGGTTGGCAGCATGATTAACGGTTTCGTCGCTATCATCGAAGGCGCGGAAAAGATGGGCAACGCCATCTTGAGACCCATCAACGCAGTCAGGGAGGCGCTTCACAACTTCGAGCAGGCTGGAAGAAAGTCAGACATTCGGTTGTTTGGGAAGCTGGAACAAGAAATCCAGTTGGTTCAAGCTGCAAATGAAGATTTGTTGCTTCAAATGGATGAGCTTCAAGATAAGGCAGCGAGGGGGACGGAAGGTCTTGGTATGGCTGACGAGGCCAAACTACGAACCCTTAGTCGATTATATCGCGAAGGCACTGTAGAGATAGCCGAGCTTAGGGCGCAACAGCAAGGGTTAAACACTGATACATCAGAATTTGTTCCCTTCGGAGATGTCGTTATACCTGAAGGTCTTCAGGGCATATTAGACAAGTTCAAAGAACTAAGAGAAGAATTGCAGAACGGCGCTGACGCTGATGGCGATAGCCCACTACAGAAAGAGATTGACGCAGTCAGCACTCTTGACAGAGCGTTAGCTGGCGCACGAGAAGGGTTGAAGAAGTTCAACTCTGCACAAGATCAAGTCGGGTTGAAGATGGAGGAGATAACCCAAGGCGCTTTGACCGGATTCTCTGACGCGCTAACCAATGCGATCATGGGAACAGGGAACCTCAAGGACGCATTCAAGGCAATGATCGCAAACATGATCAGCCAGTTGATCCAGTTTTTTATTATCGACAAGCTGACCGGCGGTATAGCCAGTGCATTGTTTGGCGTTAAAAAAGCGGCAAGCGGTGGCGGTGGTGGAGGCGTTGCGGCATCACTAAAACCTAAAGCTATTGGTGGCCCAGTACAAGCTGGCAGTCCATACATGGTGGGAGAGCGTGGGCCTGAGATGTTCGTGCCTAATCAGTCTGGCTCTATCGTACCCAACAAGAAGATGGGCGGGGGCGTGACTGTTATCAACAACGTGGACGCTCGTGGTTCTGGCGCTGATGTAGACCAGAAGATCAAATCTGCTATGGCCCAGACCTCGCAGCAGACTATAATGACGATCCAAGATTTGATGCGTAGGAGACGGTTCGTATGACCACATTTGCATTCCCTAGCATCACCCCCACCACCAATACGTTTGAGCTTGTAGCCAACACGCGCACGTTCAAATCACCACTGACTAACGCGGTGCAAACATCATCGCGCAAAGGTTCATTGTGGCGAGCCAGTTTGCAGTTCTCCAATCTCAAGGGTGATGATCGCCAAGAGATGCAGGCTTTTTTGGTTAAGCTGAACGGACAGCAGCACAGATTTACATTACACGACCATTCCTACACCCGAAGGGGTGCGGGTGGTGGCACACTCTTAGTTAAGGGAGCCAGTCAATCAGGGACTGCATTGGTGTGCGATGGCGCGACTGCCAGCGTCAACAACTATCTGAGAGCGGGTGACTACATCTCGTTCAACAACGAACTGCACATGGTTGTGGTCGATGCTAATTCGGACTCATCGGGTAACGTCACTTTGTCTATTGCGCCACCCATCAGAAAGACACCAGCGGACAACGCTGTCGTGGACTACCTCGCGCCCGTTTCTGGGGTATTCATGCTCGCAGGCCCAGCGTCATGGGAGACGCAGACAGATATATCGTCAAACTTCAGGATTGACGCTGTCGAGGACGTTCTAGCATGAGTCGGGGTTTCCCATCAGATGTATTAACGGCGCTATCATCCGATCACGTTGCGCTCGTCACGTTTGCCAAGTTGGAGTTCCCATCTGGGACGTTGTATTTGCACAACTCCATCGGCACCTACACATGGGGTGGCAATGATTGGCTGGGTACTGGCGACCTTGGCGAGATCAGCCAGCTTGAAGAAGGCGCGGAGATCAGCCCGTACAAGATCACGCTCTCACTCTCTGGATTAGACGCAACTATCTCAGGCGCTGCGCTCACTGAAGACTACTACCTTCAGCCTGTCACGGTTTATCTAGGCGTCCTGAACGCGAATGATGTGCTGATTGCTGACCCAACTATCGTGTGGGAAGGCGCAATGGATCAGATGGAGCTAAGTGTCGGCGCGGCTGATGGGGATGTGATTGTTCTGACTGCTGAGTCTGAGCTTGCACGTTTTGATAAAGCATCGAACCTAAAGTATACCGACGCTCAGTTGCAAACCGACTCCGCTGGCTCCTTGGGTTTTGAGTTCATGGCTGACATTGAAGGGGCCAAGATTCGATGGGGCGACCCAAACTCAGACTCTGTTGCTGGCGGGCCTGCCAACCCGAATATCTTTGACAACATCAACGTAAATCCACGGTTCTGATGAAGGTTCACGCGGCACTCAACAAGTGGCAAAAGCGCGATTTCAAGTATGGCGATGCCGACTGCTGTCAGTTCATTGCCTTTGTTGTCAAAGAGCTAACGGGTAAAGACTACTCGGCTGGGTTTCAATACGAATCAGAAGCACAGGCTGAATTATTGGTTGGGAGAGAGGGTGAGCTTGTCGATTTCATTGGCAGCATATTGGGAGAACCGAGCGACGAATTGAAGGACGGCGACCCGTGTATCGTTGCCGCGCCGATTGTCGGTCAGGTTTGTGGAATTAAATTGAGAGACAAGGTGGTCTGCTTAACAAGCAAAGGGTTCGCGCAGATACCCGACCGCTATCTCGTCTCAGGATGGAGCGTCTAAGTGCCACCAGTAGTCCCAGTATTAGCAAGCATCGCGTCCGCAGCAATAACTGCCGTTGAAGTAGTTGGAACGATTGCAACGCTCGGCACTGCTAGTGGCGTGGTCGCTGCGGCTATTGGCGCTGCCGTCATTGCCAGTTCCGCATCTGCGTTTCGGGGGTTGATGGATATATCCCTACCGCAGACAGACACAGACAGATCCAGACAGCAGACGGTGAGGGGTACGATTGAACCCCAGAAGATGGTCTATGGCGAAGCCTTAGTATCTGGCCCGATCTTCTTTGTAGGCGTAGCAGGAACGGATAACCGCGAACTGTATCACTCCATCGCTCTCACGGGGCATGAGGTCGAGGACATCACGGACGTGTTCTTCGACAATGAGAAGATCCTAGACGCGCAGATTGATTTCCAATCGAGAGTTACCGCTGGGACGTTTGGCCCGATTGACAGTGACACGATATGTCAGATTGAACGGCAGACCGGAGCATCGAACCAAGCTGCTGCGTCATTGCTTAGAGGTGCATTCCCATCGGTTTGGACTACGGCGCACACCACGCCTAACATCTCTTGCATCACAACTCAGTGGGTCAGGACAGACGGTTCACAAGAACTGTGGGACAGACTGACACCGCGAGACATCAAGGCGCTCGTAAAGGGTAAGAAGGACATATACGACCCTCGCCTCGATACATCAGCAGGCGCTAACCCAACGAATGCAACGTACCAACAGTGGACAGACAATCCCGCTCTGTGTGCGGCTAATTACCTGACAGACACAACGTTTGGATTGTCAGTGCCTGTAGCCAAGATTGATTGGGACGCAGTAGAAAGCGCAGCGGATGCTTGCGATGTTTCGGTAGCCATTCCTAGTGGAACGCAAAAGAGATTCACTGCCAACGGCGTTTTGTTCGCTACTGACTCGCACAGAGCCAACATCAACAAGCTGTTATCCGCCATGAACGGCTCATTGGTGTATTCAAACGGCGTTTACACAATCAGAGCGGGAGTGTACGAGGCACCAACGGAGAGTTTAGATGAAGACTCACTCGCAGGCCCGATTTCGGTTAGAACGTCGGTGGAGCGCGGTGATCGTTTTAATACAGTCCGCCCGATTTTTATTGACCCCTCCCAACAGCACAAGAGTGTCGAGGCACCAGAGGTCGCTCTTACAGCAGCGGTTGCAAGAGATAACAACGAAACATTGATTCGTGATGTGCAACTGTCATTCACGAACACGTCGTACATGGCGCAGAGGATCGCTCACAAGCAGATCCAACTGACAGACCAGCAGACCGTCCTGACCTTCCCAACGAACCTGTCAGGGCTTCGTGTGGACGTTGGCGATAGGGTTAGCGTCACAGTCTCGGAATTGAACTACAGCAACAAGGTATTCCGTTGTGCTGGTTGGTCGTTCTCAGACACACAAGACGGCGTGGTCAATCTGACGCTGCTGGAAGATGATTCTGGCTCATACGCTGACCCGACGGCTAGTGAGTACAGCACCCGCTCACCCTCTGGCACTATTACACAAGGATTCCGTGGTGTACCTGATCCACAGAACCTAACGGCTACGTCCGGCCTGAAGCACATCGAACTGAACTGGACTAACCCGAGCAACCCGAAGCTGTTTGAGACCATCGTGGTTTACGCTTCGGCTGACTCGTCTTGGGACAATGCCCAGTTGATTGGCGAAACGAGGGGGACACAGTTCTTCCACGACGCAGCGAATCCGACTGACCCTCTATCGGTTGGCGACACTAGGTACTACTGGGTGCAAGCCTTTGCCTACGCCGGCGATAAGAACAGCACCCAAGCCTTCGTCAGATCCGACCGCAACCCAGACAACGATACCTCCACCATCGTCGCTACGGTTGGCCCAAACAATCCAGACTATTCAGAGATTGTTGACGATACACCGGCACAGACTCCACCCACCGGATTGACGCTGACAGAAACGACTGTCTTGGGTAACGATGGCTCTGTCCTTCCTGCTGTCCGCGTCTCATGGACTGCATCTAGCCCGAACACCTACGTTTCCTATTACGAGGTGCAGTTCAAACAGACTTCACTGAACGAGATTGACTACGGCTCTGTCGCTAATTCATACACGGCAACAATCGACTACGGCTCTGTGGCTAACGCCACCACCCTCGAATTGAACTATGGGGGAGTGAACGAGGCTATCACTGGCGCAGGCGCTGAGTTCTCGTCTGTAAATGTCCACGGCACCAGTACCGTGATCGCTGGCATGAAAGAGCTTGAGGAGTTCACGTTCAAGGTCAGAGCGGTAACTTTTACTGGTAAGGTTTCTGGGTTTATCACTGGTGCGCTAACGCTTCAGGGCGACCAGACTGCTCCGGCCATCCCGTCCAGCATTGTGGCTACTGGTGGGATTCAGCAAATCAAGCTCGATTATGAATTGCCATCTGACTCAGATCTGGCGTATGTCGAAATTTTTTCCAATACGGTAGACAACCAAGCATCGTCCACACTAATCGTCAAAACCAAGTCAGATCAGCACACAGTTACGGGTCTGGGCAATGATGTCACCCGATACTTTTGGCTGCGAAGTGCTGACCGCTCTGGAAACCTGTCTGGCTTCAGCGCGTCGTTCTCAGCCACCACACAGAAGATTGTGTTGGATGATTTCGCTCAAGATGTCTTGGATGAGTTTGCTGCTGGCGATGCTTTCGGTATTGAGCCTGTTAGCACCCTCTCAGGCGTTACAGGGGCGCATGTGGGGCAGATTAAGTTCCTGACTACCACAAGCACCTTGCACGTTTGGAACGGCTCTGCGTGGACTACAGACCTGTTCACGGCGTCATCTGTTGACCCCGGTTCTATCACTGCCGCTTCATTTGCTTCTGGTGTTGAGCCGATCTCTGCGGTTACAAGCCTGCCCTCACCCACTGGGTATACAGGGCCGAGCATTGTCTTCCTGACTAGCGACAAGAAGCTCTACCGTTACAACTCGTCGGTTCCTGAGTTTACGACGCTGGTTAACACGACCGACCTGTCTGGCACATTAGGCGAGAACCTATTCAGCGACACGGTTCGACCAATAGAGAGGGTGGGTACTTTACCGACTAGCAACCTGACCACTGGGCGAGTGGTTATGTTGACCACTGATAACAAGCTCTATCGCTACAGCGGAACCTCGTGGACTTCTGCCATCTCAGCAGCAGACCTTGATGACCAAGTGAACCTCGCCTACGCAGGTCTTCGGTCAGGTTCAAGCAGCAAGCCTCACGGCGGGTCAGATCTCGACGGCATCCATTCAGGCCGGAGCCGTGGTCGCAGATTCCATCTCAAGCGGGGCGATCAGTGCAGTCAAGCTGGCGGCGGACTCCGTGACGGCAAACGCCATTGCAACAAACGCGGTGACGGCATCAGAGATCGCAGCTAACACGATTACCACAGCCCAACTGAACACGTCTGAGATATTCGCTGATTCTGCGGTAATCGGTGCGATTCAAAGCTCATCCATCACCACGGCGGCGGTAGTCGCTGCCATCGGTACCTTCGAGTTCATTCAGTCACAGAACATTCAGTCGAATGCGATAACGGGCGGGAAGATCGCGGCATCGACCATTCGAGGCATCAAAGCTCAACGTGTCGAATCTGGCGGCTATCAGTGCAAACTTGGGAACGGTCACTGCGGGCACAATCAACGCCTCTCAGGTCACGATTTCAAACCTGAATGCTAACAACATTTCAACCGGCACCCTTAGTGCGAGCCGATTAAGCATCGACAACGTCACGATGGACACGGATTCGCTGGGCAACCTGAATCATCAAGTCGGGCGGGGTGAACACGACACAGCTAGCCGGTAACGCTGTCACGCAGATCGCACAAGACCTGAACACCGGCACTCAGACGTTCTCAGGCAACAGCAGCTCTAGAATCTTTAATTCGATAGCCTCAGTGACATACACCGGCACAGGTGCAACGGCGCAGATTGGCGGCAAGTTTATGGTCAGAAGTCATAACGACCAGTGCTTGTGTCAGTTTAGAATAAAGCGTGGCTCTACGGTGCTATTCACCTCTGCGACGTTTGCTGTCAGACCATCCCCTGAAGGGATCAGTGTGCCGATTGGGTTCATTGACACTGGCGCATCTAGCGGATCAGTCACCTACACACTCGAAGCTGGGTTGAACGATGAATTCCAGAACTATCTTGATGCATTCCTCTACGTCTTGGAGACAAAGCGATGAGCGATGACATGATCGTCCAGATAACCGATAGCGAAGAGATACTGGAAAACATTAGGCTAACGCGGGACTACCGATTGCAGACAAGCGATTGGACGCAGATGCCAGACTCTCCTCTCTCTGAAGAGAAGAAGGGGGAGTGGGCGACCTATCGTCAGGCGCTCAGAGAACTACCACAAACATTTGCGGATGCAGCGTCATTAGAAGATGTGACGTTCCCAGAACCACCAGAGGCATAAGATGGCTACACAATTACAGATAAGACGTGGCACCAACTCACAGGTAGCCGCATTCACAGGGGCAGAGGGCGAGATCGTTGTAAACACGACCAACGACTCCGTCCATGTCAACGACGGCTCCACGGCGGGTGGGTTCGAGATGGCGCGAGCGGATCTCAACAACGTCTCAGACACCAGCCTGAACGCTGCGCTCACGGGCAACACTGTTAGCGCGTTGACGATAACAACGCTCACTCTGGGTGCTACGGCGATCACTGCGACAGGTACTGAACTGAACTACGTTGACGGCGTGACTTCAGCCATCCAGACACAGATAGACACCAAGGCACCTCTGGCATCACCTACGTTTACTGGCACAGTGACTGCTGATGCTTTGACGGTGGATACCAACACTTTGGTGGTTGATGCAACGAACAACCGAGTGGGTATTGGCACAAGCAGCCCTATTGTTGCAGGCAGTGACTTTACTGGGTTGGCGATAGATGGAACTGCCTCGTCAATTACTCTGACAAACGGTTCAGACCAAACAGCTTACATTTACAACAGCGCAAGTGAAGGGCATCTGAGCTTTGAGATGGTTGGAGATATGCGATTTAGACCCGGCAGCGCAGAACGCGCACGCATTACTTCAGCAGGCGACTTGCTGGTGGGGACTACTACAGGCTCAGGAACGACAGGCACTTATAATGGTTTTGGCGCTTATGCTGGCGGTAATATATTTAGTTCTTCAACAGGCAGAAGTATTTTTGCGCGCCGTAGCACAGACGGCTCCATTATAGACTTCCGCAAAGACGGCACAACCGTAGGTAGTGTCTCAACAATTGGTGGTGATTTTGTTATCGGCTCTACAAGCGGATCTGGTGCAGCATTCCGCATGGATGGAACAAATAATCAAATATACCCATCAAACGCCACAGGCAGTGCAAGAGACGCTGCTATTTCTCTTGGCGCTTCAACAGTACGCTTCAAAGACCTCCACCTGTCGGGGGCTGTTAATCTTGCTAACGACATACGTACTAGCGGCGACAATTTTGTCTATTCTTACAATGGTGCCACCACCAGCCAAGTAAAAGCAGGATTCAAGTTAGAAGGCTCGACTAACACGTTGAAGTTTTTCACGAATAGTGTTGAACGCATGAGCATCGCAAGCGCAGGACAAGTCCAAGTAAAAAGTAGAGAAGGATTTAAATTCGGCAACGCCGCCTTAGAAGGCAACATGGGGTCTTCAGGGGGCAGCTATCCCGTTATTGGGTACAACGTTCTGTTCACAGGTTCTTCCGCTAATTATGGGACTCGTGTAGGGGATACCTCTTGGCGAATCGACATGGGCGACAACTCTCGGTTGCAAGTCCACAGTCGCTCTAGTTCTGCGGCTGTGGCAAGCGGCGCATCCTATACCGCTGGCCCCTACGTTGCACTAAACGGCACATCTTGGACAGGCGGTTCCGACGAAAGACTAAAGGAGAATGTCAGTACGATAACGGGAACGGACGCTATCGACAAAGTAAAAGCGATGCGTCCTGTGAACTACACTTGGATACATGACGGTGAGGGAGCGCCTAATCAATTGGGCTTTATAGCGCAAGAGATGGCTTCGGTTGTCCCTGAAGTAGTAGATATTCCAGAAACTGAGACTGACGCAATCACTGGTCAAACTTTGATGTGGGGCATCACCTATGATCGCTTGATTCCTTTACTAACCTCCGCTCTGCAGGAAGCCTTAACAAAAATCGAAACCCTAGACGCTAGAGTGCAACAACTGGAGAACAACTAATGGCGACATTCAACTGGACGATCTCAACCCTTGAGCGCGACCTGCTTGGTGACTTAGCGGGTGGGGTCATTGTGGCTCACTGGCGCGTGAACGCAGAGCAGACACAAGGCTCTGGTGATGACGCAATCACCTTCCACGCCACCTCATACGGCACACAAGGCTTCACGCCAGACCCGTCTGCTGAAGGCTACATCGCATATGACGATTTGACCGAGTCAGACGTTCTAGGCTGGGTGTGGGGTCAGAGTGAGAACTGGCAGACCAACATCGAAAACAGCCTGCAGGCTCAGATAGACGGGCAGATCACTCCCGCCACTGCTGACGGAGTTCCTTGGTAATGACTCCTGATGAAAGGCTGACAAGTCACGAGGAGAAATGCGAGATTCGCTACCGCGAGATTGAACGCAGGTTGGAGCAGGGCGAGAAGCGATTCGACCGGCTGGATAACCTTGTGGTCGGCCTTTACCTGCTCATCATCTCGTCCATTCTGATTCCGTTGTTCGTGGCTATACAATGATTCTTGAGGCTGTTGCAGCGGTAACGACTGCCTGCAAAGCCTTGGAAATGGCTGCGGGAGCGGCTTCAAATATCGAATCGCTTGGGGTGTTTATCGGAAGAATGGGCGCGGCAGAGTTCGACCTGCAGCGAGCCAAGAACAGCACCAGAAACATGAGCGAGGCTGAAGCTGCAAAAGCTGTTATGGCAGAGGAGATGGTTCGCCAATCACGTCAGAACATCAAAGATGTGTTCCTAGCTACCAATCGGATGGACTTGTGGCAGGATATGCAGCAAAAGATGGCCGATGCGAGAAAGGCGCGGCAGGAAGAAATCAAACGCCTAGAGGCGCTCAAGCGTAAACAGCGCAAGCAGATGATCGAGATACTGATCGCCATCGCTATCGTGCTTGGTTTAGTTCCCATAGCAATCGGATTGGTGGTCTGGTGGGCTACATCTTAATCATGGTCATCGGGATCGTGTTTGCGGTCTGGCTGGCCTACAACATCTGAGGACAAACCATGTATCAATATCACTATCAACGACCCACTCCCCACCTTCTCTTTGATATTGCCAAAGGCAAGATGTACGACAGCGAGGCTGTCAATATCTTTGGGTTCAACCGTGACGTGAACGGATCATTTGAAACCGTTTGGAATGATGGCGATGCGTATGTCTTCCCGACTTCAGCTTTGACGATGACGATTGTGTCTAGC